GGCTTTACTACTCGCGTGAAAGAGGTGGTTCCATTGAGGGTCGAAGGTACTGGCACAATGACAACTTCATAAATAAACAGGAGGCAGAATTATGTTTTTAGTTTTACAGACAGCAAACGTGACTGCCGATGCCAAAAACTGTGTGTATCCAAATAGGAAAGAGATTACATCAGGAGATGAGCTGAAAGAGGCGATCAGGTTTGACCATGTGTGCGGAGAGTTTACTAAAAACTACCGCAACATCAGCAACTTCCTTAAGTCCAACGTTATCGTGATGGATTGCGATAATGACCACTCAGATGATCCTGCTGACTGGATTACCTTCGAGAAGCTGGAAGAGCTCTTTGACTCGGTGAGCTATGCGGCGGTTCCAAGCAGGAATTATATGAAGGAAAAGGACGGCAAGGTAGCAAGACCTAAGTTCCATGTCTACTTTCCTATAGAAGAGATCACGGATGCTGATAAGTATGCCGCCATCAAAAGGGCGATACACAAGGCGTTCCCGTTCTTTGACGGTAATGCGCTGGATGCAGCCAGGTTTATTTTCGGATCTGATGCCGGAGAGGTTGTATGGCATGAAGGCTGGGTGAACATCAATGAAGAGGTAGGCCTTGAACCTGATGACGCTGATGCCGGAACAGGATACAGCGGCGGTCCGATACTGCAGGGCACAAGAAATAAGACATTATCCCATTTTGCAGGCAGGGCACTGAAGAGATTCGGAGAGACGGACAAGGCAAAGCAGGTATTCCTTGATGAAGCGGCAAAGTGTGATCCGCCGATGGAAGAGGATGAGCTTAAGACCATATGGTATTCGGCTCTGAAGTTTTACAGGACAAAGGTAAAGACTCAGCCCGGATACGTGGAGCCCGATGAATATAATTCGGATTTCGATGCCGGATCCTTAAAGCCGGATGACTATTCGGATATCGGACAGGCGAAGGTGCTGTGTAAGGAATACGGCGAAGAACTCAGGTATTCGGATGCTACGGACTACTTAAGATATGACGGCGATGCCTGGATCGAAGACAGGCAGCTTGCGGTCGGTGCTATGGAAGAGTTTTTGGATCTTCAGCTTGCGGATGCTCAGGAATACGTGCAGATCGCGGTAAAGGCACTGAAGGACGCGGGCGTTGATGAATCAGCGATACAGGCGGGCGGCAAGACCTTGGAAAAGGCAGTGAACATTGACAATTTGAAGCTTGTTTTCATGCTCATGGGAGCCAAGTCCTATCTGGCTTTTGTTATGAAGAGGCGTGATTACAAATATGTGGTGTCAGCCCTGAATGCGGCAAAGCCCATGCTGGCGGTGAGCGTTTCGGATCTTGATAAGGACGAAAAGCTCTTAAATACACCTTATGCGACATACAACCTTGAAAAAGGCATTGCAGGCGAACAGCCTCATAATCCGGAGGATCTGATCACGAAGATCACCAATGTTTCACCTTCGGATGACGGCAAGGAACTGTGGGATCAGTGCCTGGAGCTTTTCTTCTCCGGGGATAAGGAACTGATCGACTATGTTCAGATGGTTGTCGGTATGGCAGCGGTCGGCAAGGTTTATCAGGAACATCTCATCATTGCCTATGGCAGCGGCGCAAACGGCAAGAGTACTTTCTGGAACACCATATCGAGAGTGCTTGGAACCTACAGCGGCAAGTTATCGGCTGAGACCTTGACGGTTGGGTGCAAGAGAAACGTGAAGCCGGAAATGGCTGAGCTTAAAGGCAAGCGTCTCATCATCGCTTCCGAGATGGAGGAAGGCATGAGACTGAACACGGCGGTTGTGAAGCAGCTCTGCTCCACGGATGAGATCTTCGCTGAGAAGAAGTACAAGGCACCTTTTGCTTTTGTTCCCAGTCATACGTTGGTGCTCTATACGAACCATCTTCCCAAGGTGGGAGCGAATGATGACGGCATCTGGCGAAGGCTGATCGTAATCCCATTCAATGCAAAGATCGTGGGTGACAGTGATATCAAGAATTATGCAGATTATCTTTACGAGAAGGCAGGCGGTTACATCTTAAAGTGGGTGATCGAAGGAGCCAAAAAGGCGATTGATGCTGAGTTCAAGACCCAGCTTCCCAAGTGCGTGCAGGATGCCATCAATGCGTATCGTGAGGAAAACGACTGGCTGGGGCATTTTATCAGCGAGTGCTGTGAAGTGGATGAATCCTTTACGGAAAAGTCCGGGGAGCTTTATCAGAAGTATCGTGAGTATGCCATTCAGAACGGTGATTTCACGAGACCGAACGGTGATTTTAATGCCGCTCTGGAAAATGCTGGATTTAGCAAGCATAAGACCAAGAAAGGCGCATTTTTCTATGGTTTGAAGCTCAAAGAGGGGCAGGATTTCTTGTAAGGGTGACGACAGGTGATAGGTGTTTCTAAAACCCCGTATAGGCGATTTTTAGGCTGAAAAATCCTTATATAGAGGGTTTATGAAATGCCTATCACCACCTGTCACCTTTAGGATTTGATGGAGGTGTCGCAGTGAGAGAAAAAACTATAGAACAGAGACTTGTGCGTGAGGTAAAAGCCAGAGGTGGGATATGTCCCAAGTGGGTGAGTCCCGGTTACGCGGGCGTTCCCGACAGATTGGTATTTTTGCCAGGACGGCATTTCGGTTTGGTGGAGGTTAAGGCACCGGGAGAAAAGCCAAGAGCCCTGCAGGTATCACGGCACAAGGTTTTAGAAAAATTAGGATTCCCCACATACATTCTTGATGGGGTTGAGCAAATCGGAGGAATTTTAGATGAAATACAAGCCACATAAATATCAACAATACGCAATTGAGTTCATAAAGCAGCATCCGATAGCGGCCATATTACTCGACCTTGGAATGGGAAAGACAAGTATCGTACTTTCCTGTCTGAATTACCTGATGTTTGAGACATTCGAGGTTTCAAAAGTGCTGATCATAGCGCCTCTGAGGGTTGCCCGTAACACATGGTCTGATGAGATCAAAAAGTGGGATCACCTTCAGGGATTAAGGTACTCCATAGCGGTGGGTACTGCGGCAGAGAGGATTAAAGCACTGAAGGCCGATGCGGATATCTACATTATCAACCGCGAAAATGTTCCCTGGCTGATAGAAGAAAGCGGATTGCCTTTTGATTATGACATGGTGGTTGTGGATGAGCTTTCTTCCTTTAAGAACTGGAATGCGAAGAGGTTCAAAGCGTTGATGAAGGTAAGACCTAAGGTAAAGCGCATCGTGGGGCTGACCGGTACTCCAAGCAGCAACGGGCTTATGGATCTTTTCGCAGAGTTCAAGGTTCTGGACATGGGTGAGAGGCTTGGGCGTTTCATAAGCCAGTACAGAGTCAACTTCTTCAAGCCTGACAGGGTGAACGGTCCGATAGTGTACAGCTACAAGCTTTTGCCCGGTGCTGAGGATCGGATTTATGAAAAAATCTCAGATATCACGATTTCCATGAAGGCATCTGACTATCTGGAAATGCCGGAACTGATCTCTACGGAATATAAGGTCTATCTGGATGATGAAGAGCGTGCAAAGTACGAAGAATTGAAAAATGAGCTGGTATTACAGCTTCCGGGGGCAGAGATTACTGCTGCGAATGCGGCAACGCTTTCGGGGAAACTATCACAGCTTGCAAATGGCGCTATCTATGATGATGACGGTTCAGTGAATGCTTTTCATGAGAGAAAACTTGATGCTTTGGAGGATCTGATCGAATCGGCAAACGGAAAGCCGGTGCTGGTAGCGTACTGGTTCAAGCATGATCTGAAAAGGATCACGGAGAGGCTTACGGCGTTAAAGGTCAATTTCCAGAGGTTGGATTCAGATGAGAGCATCAGGAAATGGAATGCCGGTGAGTTGCAGGTCGGTTTGATTCATCCTGCATCTGCCGGTCACGGGTTAAACCTTCAGGAAGGTGGCAATACCATAATCTGGTTCGGTATCACATGGAGCCTGGAGCTTTATTCCCAGACTATAGGCAGATTATTCAGGCAGGGCCAGAAGGCAAAAAACGTGACCGTGATCCATATCATTACGGACGGCACGGTTGATGAGAGGATACTTAAGGCTTTAGAAGCAAAGGACAGTACGCAAAGGGCACTGATCGATGCCGTGAAAGCTGAGGTGGTGATGGATGGTAGCTAACAAGAATCTTGCTGAGGATCCCTATGAAAGATTGGCGAACGCCATCGTATTACAGGCGGTGACTGATTACAGGGTAGCACTCAAAAAGATAAAAGCGAATCCGAGAAACAAGGACGCAATAAGTGAGGCTTTACAGATAGAGAAGTTTTTCCGTTCCGGTTGGTACAGCGTGTTGACAAGTGTGGACGGGGAATATCTGATCAAAAGGCTTCAGGAAGAAATAAGACAATCAGAGTCAATCCGAGGGCGTAACCATAAAACCAAATCGGAGGTAGATTATGAACAGACATCAGAATGAAGCTAAGAAGTATCTGTCTCAGGCTTTCGGGTTGAACCAGCGTATCGAGAGTAAACTGAAGCAGATTGATGAACTGCATTATCTGGCCAGTAAGGCAACGGTCACATATTCGGATATGCCACGCAATCCGAACAAAGGACATTCCAAGGTCGAGGATACCGTGATAAAGATCATGGAGCTGGAAGCTGAGATCAAGGCGGATATGGACACACTTGTAAATCTTAAGCAGGATATTATCCGCAGGATTAAGGCTGTGAAGGAACCTGAGCTGCAGACTATTTTGGATCTTAGGTATCTTGCCTATATGCGGTGGGAGCAGATCGCCATAGAGCTGGATTACGGGATTGACAATGTTTATATCCTTCACAGGAAAGCATTGGATCAGATTACGGTTCCGGAAACTTTACAGTAGATTACAGTAAATTACAGTTAGCCTGTGTGATATTGTTATAATGGCGAAAGGTAAAATGAATGAGGCTCTGAGGGAGAAATCCTTCGGAGCCTTTGTCGTAGGTGGTGATATAGATGCCGATGAAACCAAAACGACCTTGCAGTTATCCGGGATGTCCAAACCTAACTGATGGACGGTACTGTCCGGAGCATCAGCAGAAGGTCAATAGTAACTATGAAAAGTATGGGCGTGATCCCGCTACAAAGAAGAGATACGGCAGAGCATGGAAGAGGATCCGTGACAAGTATGCTGCGGAGCATCCGTTCTGTGAGCTGTGTTTTGAACGTGGGATCATCGTGGAAACAGAAGAGATCCATCATAAGAAACCTCTGAGTGAAGGTGGCACACACGATCGTGATAATCTGATTGCGTTGTGCAAGTCGTGTCACTCGTCGATTCACGCGCATAGGGGGGATTACTGGGGAACCCGTAAAGGGTAGGGGGAGTCGAAATCCCTACAACCCTGGCTTCTATAGAACGGCGGGTGGGTCTCGCGTGCAAAATCGCGAAATGGAAAGTGAAAATCTGACGGAAAGGAGGGCGATGCTCTATGGCTGGAAGAAAGCCAAAGCCTACAGCCGTAAAAAAGCTGGAAGGCAATCCGGGTAAGAGAAAATTGAATAAGAAAGAACCGGTTCCGGGTAAGGGAATGCCCGACTGTCCTAAGTGGCTGCTCCCGGATGCGAAAGAAGAATGGATCCGTTTGTGTGAAAAACTGAACCAGATGGGTGTGCTTACTGAGGTAGACCGTTCCGCTTTTGCGGCATACTGTCAGTCGTATGCCAGATGGAAAGAAGCTCAGGATCATATCAATTCTGAAGGTGCTACTTATGAGACTGAAAACGGAATGCAGAGACCGAATCCGTGGGTTGCTATCTGTAATACGGAACAGCGACTCATGATGCAGGCGGCATCCGAGTTCGGACTTACGCCTTCTGCCAGATCAAGGATCATGGCAGCATCCGGTATCGGTAAGGATGATGAGGATGAAATGGAATCGTTGCTTGGGGGTGATTCCTGATGGCAAAAGAAACAAGGCCTAAGGGTTATCCTAAGCTGAAGAATTATAAGCCGTCGAAGTTTATGCTTCCGACTTCTCATTATGATAAGGCTAAGGCAGACCGTGCGGTAAGGTTTATCGAGAACCTGTGCCATACCAAGGGTAAATGGGCTGGTAAAAGATTCTGGTTATTGCCCTGGCAGGAACAGCTGATCCGGGATATCTTCGGAATCGTCAAACCTGACGGGAACCGGCAGTTCAGGACAGCATTTGTGGAAATATGTAAAAAGGTAGGTAAGAGCGAATTGGCAGCAGCCGTCGCTCTTTATCTTTTGTATGCGGATAACGAACCGTCTGCAGAGGTGTACGGTGCCGCCGCTGATCGGCAGCAGGCTTCAATCGTCTTTGATGTGGCAAGGCAGATGGTGGAGATGTCACCGGCTCTTTTGAAACGTTCAAAGCTGATGACGGCGACAAAGAGAATAGTGAATTACGGAAATGCCGGATATTACCAGGTGCTCAGTGCAGAGGTCGGGGGTAAGCACGGTTTTTCAGTATCGGGGCTTGTGTTCGATGAGATTCATACTCAGCCAAACAGGCAGCTTTACGATGTCCTGACAAAGGGTTCTTCGGATGCCCGTCAGAATCCGCTGCACTTCATCATAACTACGGCAGGTACGGATAGGCATTCAATCGCATTCGAGTTACATACAAAGGCGGTTGATATTCTGGAAGGACGGCGTGTGGATCCTACATTCTATCCTGTGGTTTACGGACTTAAGGATGATGAAGACTGGGAAGATGAAGCGAACTGGTACAAGGTGAATCCTTCTTTGGGATATACCGTGGATATTGAGCGTTTGCGAGATGCTTATCGTGAGGCAAAGCAGAATCCGGCAGATGAGGTCACCTTCAAATGGTTGAGGCTTAATATGTGGGTTTCAAGTACTGTTGCATGGATACCGGATGCGATATTCATGAAGGGTAATGAAGAAATAGACCTGGCTGCTCTGGAAGGCAGGGACTGTTACGGTGGTCTGGACTTATCCAGTACGGGAGATATCACGGCACTGGTGCTGATGTTTCCTCCGAGGGATGAGGATGAGAAGTATATCCTGCTTCCGTTCTTCTGGGTACCTGAAGAAACGATACCGCAGAGAGTGAAGGCAGCTTCCGTTCCTTATGATATCTGGGAGAGGCAGGGTTATCTGTTATCGACCGAGGGCAACGTGATCCACTATGAATTCATTGAGAAGTTCATCAATGATCTGGCGGAAAAATACCACATCGTCGAGATCGCAGTGGACAGATGGAACGCCACACAGATGATCCAGAACCTGGAAGGTGATGGATTCACGATGGTTCCGTTCGGCCAGGGCTTTGCTTCAATGTCCGGACCGACGAAGGATTTTTATCGGCTGCTCATGGAAGGTCAGATCATTCACGGCGGGCATCCGGTATTACGATGGATGGCTGCAAATGTTGTGGTCGATACAGATCCGGCTGGAAACATCAAGGTGACGAAAGCCAGGTCAAAGGAAAAGATCGATGGAATAGTTGCTGCAATCATGGCACTTGACCGGTGCATCCGAAACCAGGGTGAACAGCAGGAGAGCGTATATGAGTCGAGAGGTTTGCTCATTCTGTAGGAGATATACAGATGATAATAGTTGCGATGATCGGCTTTTTCGTAATAGCAGAAGCCATAAATCAAACACTGGAAGGAGATTATTGATATGGGTATGTTAAGCGGCCTGTTCAAGAGCAGGGATAAGCCCACAGATAGAACGGCGGGTAGTGCATATTCGTTTTTCTTAGGCGGTACCGCAAGCGGCAAGTATGTTACAGAACGCTCTGCTTTGCAGATGACGGCGGTGTACTGTTGCGTGAGGATCCTGTCAGAAGCGGTGGCGAGCCTGCCATTACAATTTTACAGATATACCGATGATGGCGGTAAGGAAAAAGCGGTGGATCATCCGCTTTATTTTTTGCTCCATGATGAGCCGAATCCGGAAATGACTTCGTTCATATTCAGGGAAACCTTGATGACGCACCTGCTTTTGTGGGGAAACGCATTCGCTCAGATCATCAGAAATGGCAAGGGCGAGGTTGTGGCTCTGTATCCGCTGATGCCGGATCGGATGAAGGTGGATCGTGATGACAGCGGTAGGTTGTATTACGAATACACCGTTTACGATTCTGATGATGTTAAGGGCAGAAAAGGAACTGACAAGGTTGGAAGGACTGTAAGGCTTCAGCCACATGATGTGCTTCACATTCCTGGGCTTGGGTTTGACGGGCTTGTAGGATATTCGCCGATTGCAATGGCGAAGAATGCTATCGGGCTAGCGATTGCTACTGAAGAGTATGGATCGAAGTTCTTTGCGAACGGTGCAGCTCCTTCAGGTGTTTTGGTGCATCCGGGTACGATCAAAGATCCGAGCAAGGTTCGTGAGAGCTGGCAGGCTACTTTCGGTGGAAGCGGCAATGCAAATAAAATTGCCGTTTTGGAAGAAGGCATGAAGTACACGCCTATAAGCATCAGTCCGGAACAGGCTCAGTTCTTGGAGACAAGGAAGTTCCAGATAGATGAGATTGCCCGTATATTCAGGGTTCCGCCGCATATGATCGGTGATCTGGAAAAGAGCAGCTTCAATAATATCGAGCAGCAGTCATTGGAATTTGTGAAGTACACTTTGGATCCCTGGGTGAGCAGATGGGAACAGGCAATGGTTCGTGCTCTGCTTACGCCGGATGAGAAGAAACGATATTTCTTCAAGTTCAATGTTGATGGGCTGTTGCGTGGAGATTATCAGAGCCGCATGAGTGGATATGCTACGGCAAGGCAGAATGGCTGGATGTCTGCAAATGATATCCGTGAGCTTGAAAACCTTGACCGCATTCCAGAAGAAGACGGCGGTGATCTGTATTTGGTAAACGGAAACATGGTTCCGCTGGTATCTGCCGGTGCGGCGTACAATTTGGAACCTGATAACGGAAAGGAGGATGAAAAGTCCGATGAAGAAGTTTTGGAATTGGAAAAGCAGGAAGATCAGAGACCAGGCTTCAGGCGAAGAGGTGGCTGAGAGGGTGCTTTTCCTTAATGGAACTATAGCAGAGGAAAGCTGGTTTGACGATGATGTTACGCCTGAGCTTTTCAAGGAAGAGCTGAATGCAGGCAGCGGAAATATCACGGTCTGGATCAATAGTCCGGGCGGTGACTGTGTTGCGGCGGCTCAGATCTATAACATGTTGATGGATTACAAGGGCGATGTGACTGTCAAGATTGATGGCATTGCGGCCAGTGCGGCAAGCGTGATCGCGATGGCAGGTACAAAGGTGCTTATGAGCCCTGTCAGCATGATGATGATCCACAATCCGGCTACTATCGCTTTCGGGGATAAAACCGAGATGAACAAGGCGATTGAAATGCTGGATGCGGTGAAGGATTCCATCATGAATGCCTATGAGATCAAGACCGGTATGAGCAGAGCGAAGATTTCACATCTTATGGATGCTGAGACTTGGATGGACGCTCATAAGGCGATGGAGCTGGGCTTTGCGGATGAAATCATGCAGAGGGCTGAGGAAGATGTCGAGGCACCTGATGTTTCGATGATGTTTTCCAGGGCAGCGGTGACCAATTCGCTGATGGATAAGATCGCTGCGAAATGCAGGATCAAAGCACCAGATGAGAGTTGCACCGGTGCAACAGAGGTAACTGAAAACAATGTTGATGATGGGCGTTCCGCTGATGAGATCAGGGAGCGCTTAAATTTTATCAAGAGATTCATTTAAGGAGGATTTGAATTATGACTATCAATGAAATGATTCAGAAGAGGGCGAAGGTGTGGGAGACCGCTAAGAACTTTGTGGATACCCACGAGGATAAGAACGGCGTTCTTAACGCTGAGGACAGCGAGGCATACAGCCGCATGGAGAAGGAGATCGAGGATCTTACCGCTGCTATCGACCGTCAGCAGAGAGCTGAGGCAAGAGAGGCAGAGCTTAGCAGACCTGTGAATGCGCCTCTTACCGGCAGACCTGCAAAGCAGGAAGTCGACGAGAAGACCGGTCGCGCATCCAATACGTACAAGGAAGATTTCGGTGCACATCTCCGTGGACAGAGACCTGTTCACAACGTGCTTTCCGAGGGCGTGCAGGCAGACGGCGGATATCTCGTTCCGGAAGAGTTCGAGCGTCAGATCGTGATGGGGCTTGATGAGGCGAACGTGGTAAGAGGTCTTGCGAAGGTCATTACCACAAGTGCTGAGAGAAAGATCCCGATTGCAGCTTCTCATTCCGAGGCACAGTGGACTGCTGAGAACGGTGACTATACCGAGAGTGATCCTACCTTTGCACAGAAGACCATTGATGCTTACAAGCTTACTGATCTTGTAAAGGTTTCCATCGAGCTTCTTCAGGATTCTATGTTTGATCTTGAAAGCTACATTGCAAATGAGTTTGCGAGAGCTTTCGGTATTGCTGAAGAGCAGGCTTTCTGCGTTGGTACCGGAACCGGTCAGCCTACCGGTATCTTTACCGCAAACGGCGGACAGGTTGGTATCACTGCAGCAGCAAACAATGCCGTTACTGCCGATGAGCTTTTCAGCCTTGTGTATGCACTTAAGAGCCCTTACCGCAGAAATGCAAAGTGGCTTATGAATGATGCGACTATCTCGGCAATCCGTAAGCTGAAGGACGGCAATGGCGTATATCTCTGGCAGCCTTCTCTTCAGGCGGGTGAGCCTGACAAGCTTCTGGGCTATGAGCTTTACACCAGTCCTTATGCTCCTACGATGGCTTCCGATGCTCTTGCTATCGCGTTCGGTGATTTCAAGAATTATTGGATTGCTGATCGTTCTGGCAGAACTGTACAGAGACTCAACGAGCTATATAGCTCTAAGGGACAGGTCGGTTTTGTAGCAACTGAGAGAGTGGACGGCAAAGTGATCCTTCCTGAAGGCATCCAGCTTCTTAAGATGAAGCACTAAGGATAAGTGAAAATGGGGCTGTCGTGTAAAAGCGGCAGCCCGGATTTTGGAGGTGAATGATGAGCGATTATAACGCGAAGAATTATACAGAGCAGGGTGGCGATGTCACTCATATCGGCGGCAAGCTTCAGTTTGATGAAGGCGGCAAGATGGCAGGTGGTCTTCTGCCTAATCAGGAAGCGGCAACCGGTACAGGTGCGACAGGCGGAACAAATGCTGTGAATGCTATTAATGCACTGCTTCTGAAGATGAAGAATTCAGGTCTTATGAAGCCTGATGATTTCACTATGCAGTATGCAGCCGTAACGGATACCGTTGCCGGTCATGCGGATCGTCAGTATAACACTGGGAAGATATCCAACGTGGCTGTGGATAATGATACCCATGAGATCACGATCACATTATCCGATAAGGTAAAGAACCTTAAGGATTTTGACGGATTGCATGGATGGGGGGTTCACAAGTGGCTTGGAATTGGTTTGGGCGTAGGAATTTCGCCTATTACCGGACTTTCCTATAATGGTTCCGCTATTACAGATGAGGATGTGGCTGAGGCTTCACAGTGCACCTTGGATGCAGGGTATTTCGTCCGTTGGGTTGCAGCTGATCTTGTGCTTGCAGGTGATAATTCGGAGAAATCCAAGGATTACTTCACGCTGTGGGCCGATGGCTATGAAGAGACCAGGTACACGCTTAAGATCGTGGAGCCTGCGTAAGAATTATGAGGCGGTGGAAAAATCTGCCGCCTTAATTGTGAGGTGGAGCAGATGATCGTTACTGTGGAAGAGATGAAGAATTATCTGAGGATTGATTTTGAGGATGATGATTCATTGCTGGAAAACTTCATAACGGCAGGTGTTAAGCAGTGTATGGATATCTTGCGGACCGACGATGAGAATGATCTGGCTGATTGCCCGAACGGAAAGATCGCTGTAATGTTTACGGTGACATACTTGTACGAGCACAGGGAGGAGGCTGATCATCACGCAATGGATCTGACTCTGAGGGCTCTGTTATTTGGGAGCCGGAAGGAGGGATTCTGATGGTGACTGCTTTGCTTAATGAGAAGGTGGCATTCCTGAAGAATACCGTAGAGACCGATGCTGTCGGGAACCATACAAATGAGTGGGATGAGTATTATAACTGCTTTGCTACGATTGGTGGTGAAGGAATGGCAAGCTCCAAGGAAGAAGAGGTTGCCGGTACTACAGTCGAAGACGTGGCTATGACGGTGACGGTTAGGTATTGCGCTAAGACAGCAGCTATCACTTCCACGGGATACAGGATTCTGTTCAAGGGTGAGTTCTATGACATTGTGAATGTGGATCATATGAACTTTAAGAAGAAGTCGCTGAAATTCAGCTGTCGGAAAGTGAGGCGGTGATGCATGGCTATGGATAGAGTTAGGATTGACCAGATGGCTCATGTCATCATGGAGGGATTGCAGGAATACGCCGACCTGGCTACCGATGATCTGAAGAAGGCTGTGAAAAAAGCCGGTGATGAAGCGAAGAAGGATATCCAGAATAATGCGCCTGTGAAGACCGGGGCTTACAAGAAGAGCTGGACGGTGAAGACTACGAAGGAGACTTCCAATGCGATGGAAGTAGTTGTTCATAGTAAAAATCGCTATCAGCTTGCACACCTTTTGGAGTTCGGTCATGCAAAGCGGGGCGGTGGGAGGACGAAAGCTATCCCGCATATCGCACCAGCAGAACAGAGGGCGGCAGAGTTACTGGAAAGAGAAGTGGAGGCGGCATTGAAATGACGATAGAACAGTTGGCAGCAATGCTGCAGGGTACGGGAGTCCCTTTTGCATATGATCATTTTGCAGAAGGAGAAAGCCCGGAGCCGCCGTTTATCTGTTACCTATTGCCGGGAAGTGATAACTTTGCTGCTGACGGCAGGGTGTATTTCAAGATAAATGAGGTGCGGATTGAGCTTTATACGGATAAGAAAGATGTATCCGTGGAGAAGCAGGTGGAGGATGCACTGGATGGCCAGGGCATTTTTTATAACAAGAGTGAAGTCTGGATCTCGGAAGAGAGATTGTATGAAGTCTTATATTCTTTCGAGGTACCGGATACAGATGAAACTATGGAGGTATAAGCATTATGGCGAATAACAAGGTTAAGTACAATCTGAAGAATGCGCATTATGCGATGCTTCATATCGCCCAGGATGGTACGGTGAGTTATGACACGCCTGTTCCGATTCCCGGCGCTGTGAGCATTGGTCTTGATGCGAACGGGGAACCCGAGAATTTCTATGCGGATGGCATTGCCTACTATGTCATCAATAACAATATGGGATACGACGGTGACCTTGAACTTGCGATGATCCCTGAGAGTTTCAGGGTGGATGCGCTTAATGAGAAACTGGACGATAACAACGTTCTGATCGAGAATGCGAACACGGAGCTTAACAGCTTTGCGCTTCTTTTCGAGTTCGACGGCGATGTGAAGCATATCAGGCACGTGCTTTATAATTGTTCCGCTTCGAGACCTGGCATCGAAGGCAAGACCAATGAGGAGAGCCGTGAAGTTCAGACGGAGACGCTGACCATCAAGGCAACGCCTCTGGCAAGTGGTGTAGTTAAGGCGAAGACCGGCAACACGACAGATTCCACGGTCTATCAGAACTGGTACAGTTCCGTTTATATGCCGGATGATATTTCTGGTGCTGATGTTACACTTTCGGCTTTGTCGATTGGTTCCGTGAGTCTTGATCCTACGTTCAATAAGAATGTGGTCAGCTATGAGGCTACGACTTCAAATGCAACGAATACGGTTACCGCAACGGCTACGGATTCGAGTGCGAATGTTGTGATCACCGTGAACGGCAATTCTGTTACCAGCGGATCCAGCGTGACGTGGGCTGAGGGCACCAACACTGTAGCGGTTACTGTAATAAACGGTGGTTCGAGAAGGACTTACACGATTATCGTGACCAAGGAAGACTAAGGCAGACAGGTCTTAAGGGCTTCGGGGTTGTGCAGGACACGGCTTCGAGGCTCTTTTTGACCAGCGCTATTTTATGGAGGATAAGATAATGAGCATGGTTAAAAAGATTGAGATTGACGGAAAAGAAGTCGCTTTCAGAGCATCGGCGGCGATTCCGAGAATATACAGGATGAAGTTCCAGAGGGATATCTATAAGGATCTGGCTGCTTTGGAAAAATCCATCGGAGATAATTCCGAGGAAGTCAGCAACTTGGATATGTTTTCTTTGGAGATGTTTGAGAACATCGCTTACATCATGGCGAAGCACGCTGATCCGAATATTCCGGACACGCCTGAGGAATGGCTTGATGAGTTTAATACCTTCAGTATCTATCAGGTGCTTCCAAAGATCATCGAGCTTTGGGGGTTGAACATGAAAACCGATGTGGAGGCTAAAAAAAACTTCGTGCAACAGACCGTGAAATGACAACGGCGCTGTTTATGCTGAGATGTGTGCAGGTCGGGCTTTCGATACGGGATCTCGATCTGCTTACCATCGGCATGGTGAACGAGATGTTCATTGAAAGCAGAAACGATGAAGGTGCCGACAAATACTATCACCAGATAGCAGGTCAAGCCGAGTTTGATGCGTTCTGATGGGGTAACGATTTGTTACTCCATATTTTTTTAGAATGGGGGTGCCTGGATGGCGGCGAACAGAATAAAGGGTATTACCATCGAGATCGGCGGCGATACCACAAAATTGCAGACTGCCTTGAAGGGCGTTAATACCGAGGTTAAGAACACCCAGCAACAGCTGAAGGATGTTGAGAAGCTTCTGAAGCTGGATCCGGGGAATACGGAGCTTCTGGCTCAGAAGCATAAGCTTTTGGGAGAGGCGGTTGCAGCAACAAAGGAAAAACTGGAAACATTAAAGACAGCTGCGGAGCAGGCGAATACGGCTCTGGCGAACGGAGAGATTTCCAAGGAACAGTATGATGCCCTGCAGAGGGAGATCATTGAGACCGAGAATGACCTGAAAAAGTTAGAGGAACAAGCGAACCAGTCTGCGACAGCACTTCAGAGTATTGCGGCGAAGGGTGAGAAGCTTAAGACAGTCGGTGACAATATAAGCAATGTCGGAACAAGGTTACTCCCGGTTACGGCAGGAGTTACAGCATTAGGAACGGCGGCGGTGAAAACTGCCGCTGATTTTGACTCTGCGATGAGCCAGGTTGCAGCGGTGTCCGGTGCGACGGGGGATGATCTTCAGAGACTGAGAGAGAAAGCCCGTGAGATGGGAGCTCAGACAAAGTTCTCTGCATCTGAGGCGGCTGAAGCTATGAACTATATGGCTATGGCAGGCTGGAAGACAGAGGATATGCTGTCCGGTATTGAGGGCGTTATGAATTTGGCGGCTGCATCCGGTGAGGATCTGGCTACCACTTCCGATATCGTGACGGATGCGCTTACAGCTTTCGGATTATCAGCTCAGGATTCAGGACATTTTGCGGATATACTTGCGGCGGCTTCGAGTAATGCAAATACGAATGTCTCCATGATGGGCGAGACTTTTAAGTATTGTGCTCCTATCGCAGGTGCTTTGGGATTCAGCGCAGAGGATACGGCTGAAGCAATTGGACTTATGGCGAATGCCGGTATCAAAGGTTCACAAGCCGGTACCGCACTCAGAACTATCATGAATAACCTGTCCGGCGATGTGAAGATCTGCGGATCCTCTATCGGTGAGGTTACGATAGCTACCACGAATGCGGATGGATCCATGAGGGATCTTTCCGATATCCTGGCTGACTGTCGGACGGCTTTTGCCGGTCTGTCTGAATCAGAGAAGGCAGCGGCGGCTGAATCGTTGGTTGGAAAGAATGCGATGTCCGGATTCCTGGCTCTTATGAATGCCGGGGAAGGTGATATCAATAAGCTTTCATCTGCCATTGAGAATTGCGATGGATGTGCGGCTGATATGGCTGCGACGATGAATGATAACCTTGAAGGTCAGCTGACTATTTTGAAATCACAGCTTCAGGAACTGGCTATTTCTTTTGGGGAAATGCTGATGCCTGCTATCAGAACGATTGTGGGGTGGATTCAGAAGCTTGTGGACTGGCTCAATTCAATGGATGAGGGCACAAGGAAGGTCATCATTACGGTTGCATTGGTGGCTGCTGCACTGGGACCGGTGCTGATCGTTGTTGGAAAGATCATATCTGCTATCGGTACGATCATGACGATCATTCCGAAGCTGGCGGGCGTGATCAATGCGGCGAAAGGCGTGTTTGCAGCATTCAACGCGGTATGCGCGGCGAATCCGTATGTGATCATTATTGCAGCTATCGTGGCTTTAGTGGCTGCTTTCATATATCTCTGGAACAACTGCGAAGAGTTCCGGCAGTTCTGGATCGACCTGTGGGAAGGAATCAAGGAGATTGCCGTTGCCGTGTGGGAAGCCTTAAAAGCATTCTTTACGGCGGCTTGGGAAGCTATCAAATCCACGGCTGAAACAATTTGGAACGGGATCAAGGATTTCTTCAAAGGGCTGTGGGATGGCATAAAAGCAATATTCCAGGCGGTGGTTGATGCAATAAAGCTGATTATCACCACTTATTTCAATATCTATAAGACCATTATTACAACGGTTCTTAATGCGATAAAGAACGTGTTTACAACGATCTGGAACGCCATAAAGACTGTTGTGACTACTGTTGTGACGGCTATCAGCACGTTCCTAACTACGGCATGGACGGCTATCCAGACCACGGCAACTACGATATGGAATGCAATTTCCAGCTTTTTCACGAATATCTGGAACGGCATAAAGACAACTATCACGAATGCGGTCAATGCCATAAAGAACACCGTGACAACAGCTTGGAACAATATCAAGAACACGGTTACTTCCGTCGGGAATGCAATCAAGACGGCGGTGACGAACCTGTGGAATAATGTGACTTCTGCGGTGAAGAATGCTATGAGCAATGTGTTCAATGCGGTGAAGAGCGGCTTTGCGAATGTGAAGGATCATATCACCGGATTAGCGTCTCAGGCGTTTAACTGGGGCAAGGATCTGATTATGGGTATCGTGAATGGTATCAAATCCTGTATCAGCGCCGTGGGTGATGCGGTTTCATCTGTTGCGGATAAGATCAAGAGCTTCCTGCATTTCTCTGTGCCTGACGAGGGACCTCTTACGGATTATGAGAGCTGGATGCCGGACTTTATGAAAGGTCTGGCAAACGGTATTGAGAAGAGCAAGGGCATGGTCACGAAGGCGATGGATTCTCTTTCGGCTGATATGGTCATTAGTCCGCAGGTAAACGGAATGCAGGCTTCACTTGCAAGCGGCGGTTCCGTGACCAGCGCGGATCTGAGCAGTCTGGTATCGGCCATCCGTGATGCAGTGAGCGGTGTGAACAGTTCCGGTCAGGGTGGCGATATTGTGATCCCGGTTTATCTGGGAGGAACAATGCTGGATGAAGTGATTGTAAACGCTCAGCAGAGAGCGAATTTAAGAAGTGGAGGAAGGTAAGATGGCATTTATTCAATATCTGAATTTTGACGGCGAAAACCTTCCTCTGCCTACTTCTTATGAAGTGGACATGGAGGATAAGGAAGCGGATTCCGGTGGAGAGACTGAGGCAGGCACGATCCAGAGGGATGTTGTAAGAGCCGGGGTTGTAAATATATCGGTAGCCTTTTCTGTTACACCAACATGGTTATCAAAGCTGACGGTTTATAAGCAGCTGGACAGTATAACGGTTCGATATTTTGATCCGGAGACGATTACCGTGCAGCAGACGCAGATGTATATTGATGGCTTTAAGGCAAAGCTGGAAAAGGATACGAGCTATAAGGGGCTGTGGACGGTGAGCTTTACGCTGAAGGAATTTTGAAAGAAGGTGTATGAATGTATCCTGTATCGAACGCATTCCTGCAGGCGGTGCAGGAGAATACAAGGAAATATTACTGGACGGGGAAAATCACCACGAAGAATGGTGTGGTCTATAACTTTGATGCTGAGGATATCGTAAAAGGCAGTGGTTATATTTCTTCTCAGTGCTGCGGATCCACGGAGATCGAGCTGGGTACCGTATATTCGGCTGAGATGGGGATTACACTGCTTTCAGATATCGACAGATATACCTTGCAGGATGCATTGGTGGAGCTTACTTATCACCTTAGGATTTCACGGAGCCGGGATAGTGCTGATCTGGATGAAGACTATGATCAGACGGTTGAGAGCGATGGTATATATGAAGCGATTCCGATGGGTGTGTTTGAAGTGTCGGAGGCAAACAGAACTGTCAAATGCCTGGAACTGAAAGCCTATGATTTTATGCTTCGCTTTGAGAAAGATTTCAATGGCTTCGAGACCGTAGGTAAGGCGTATGACTTTATTCATCTTTGCTGCGAGGCGTGTCATGTGGAGTTTGCTCTGACTCAGGAAGAGATCGAGGCAATGCCGAACGGTGATACCGGGCTTTCAATTTATACGGACAATGATATCGAAACCTACAGGGATGTGCTCTATTACGTGGGACAGGTGCTTGGAGGTTTCTTTTGTATAAACAGGGAAGGCGTGTTGGAGCTTCGCAAGTATGGAAATCAGTCTGTGCTGCAGATCAGGAGCAGGCACAGGTTTTCTTCCAGCTTTTCTGATTTCATCACAAGATACACGGCGGTTTCTTCTACTAACATGAGAACCGAGATCGCTGAGTATTATCATCTGGATCCGGATGACGGGCTGACAATGAACCTGGGCGTGAATCCGCTGTTGCAGTTCGGACTTGATGAGACAAGGCGGCAGCTCTGTACAAATATCCTGAATGATATTTCGGTGATCGATTATGTACCGTTTGATTCTGATACCATCGGGAATCCTGCATTGGATCTCGGGGATGTGCTTACGTTTATGGGCGGTCAGGCGGATTCGACTCAGATCAGCGCTATTACTTCCATGCAGGTAAACCTGTATGGCAAGCAGAAGCTTAAGGGCGTTGGTAAGAATCCGAGACTGGCTCAGGCAAAGAGTAAGAATGATAAGAACATATCCGGACTTCTTTCACAGATCGAGGCTGGGAAGATCGGTATTCATACATTTACGAATGCTTCTTCGTTTACGGTTGCTGATCAGGATACGAGGATCATTTCCATAGAGTTTGCTACTTCCGAGGATAATCATGCTCAGTTCTTTGGGCAGGTAATCGTAAATGTTAATGCGGATGCGGTCACAAAGACGGCAACGGTAAGCGGTGATGTGGTTATCCCTTCTGTGGCAGTTGATGAGCCGGAACCGTTGGATCCTGATAATCCTGAGGTGATCGGTAATACGGAAGAGCAGACGGTGGCTGTTTCACTTCCGGTAGCGTGGTCAGAAGACGGTGTTGCGGTTGTTACTTTTACCTTTGAATTCAACGATGAAATGATCACGGTGCATCAGCCGGTGGAGACCTGGCATTCCGGGAAGCATACGATCCTTTTGTATTATCCGATTGAGAATGTGATCGCCAATTATACCAATACCTTCAATGTTTACATGAAGGTGACGGGAGGTACCGGTACGGTTGATACGGGCTGGTGTGTGGCTTCTGTTTCCGGTCAGAGCATGGGAGCAAGTGCTGCATGGGATGGCACGATCACAATCGAGGAATATATCGAGAAGGTTGGAATCAGCGGAGGCCTGCAGCTTAAGCAGGTGGCTGACAGCGTTACCTTTAAGATCGATGAGTTGGTTCAGAGAAGCTATAGTGATGTGGTTGTCGGCAGGACGGCTCTGGCTGCATTTGCGATGCCGGTTGATGTAAATGGCAGTAATACGCCGACAGTATAAGGAGGGCGACATGATTTTACACGGTGAAATGGTCATAGAACTGACCGATGAGAATACGGGCACGGTGGAGACGATCCGCGAGACCAACATGATTACGAATGCCGTCAATCATATTCTGGGATTGAATCCAATGGGGGTCTTTTACAAGACCTCCGGACAGTACGATGAAATGATGGTTTGGAATGATTATCTTCTGCCGATATGCCCGAATATGATAGGCGGGATTCTGCTTTATCCTTCAGCGCTTACGGAGAATGCGAATAACATTTTTCCTTCAACGGCTGTACTTCCTGTTGCCTATGCATCGAATGATGTTAATGCAACAGCGGACACAGCCAGGGGAAGCATGAATCTTGTAGAGAGTAAGGCGTTGGATGATGGATACAAGTTCGTCTGGGAGTTTACGCCTTCACAGGGAAACGGAACCATTGCGGCAGTGGCACTTACTTCTGCAAAGGGCGGCAATGCAGTATATGGTAGCGCAGTTAATTCAACGGCAGGGTATCTGAAACTTCGAGAAGTTAAGCTGGACACCCAGACGAATGATGAGCTTGCGCTGTTGTATTCGGCTGTTGAGGTGGACTTTGAAAACAATGTGATGTATTCGCTGAGATTTGTGGATTCATCCGTTATCGTAAGAAAGCTGAGATTGCCGGTATTTACCTTGGGTCTGAATGATAAGCTGGACGATACGACGGTTACGGTACTGGAAGAAAATACGATCCATTGCAGCGTTTTTTCATTTACTACAGGATACACGCCTTATGGAGACTTCCTTGACGGGCATGACGGATACTGGTACGGATTTTCCAATTCGGCTAATTCCTCAGGCGATGCCACGATGAAATGGATCAAGATAAAGAAGGATGACCTGACCTTTACTGAAGGTACATGGACGTTGACCAACGCCCACTTGAAGGCAATTGGTTCTTTTAAAATCGATACCTATGTGAACAGGGCGGTAAGGGGTGTGATTCGAAATGGATATCTGTATTTGGTCAATTATGATGAAGATGGAATTTATAAGATCAATCTCAGCAATGTTACGGATATCACACTGATATCCTTTGGTTTTACATCTGAGTACCGGACGTTGAGCGGTTCATCGACAAGCCAGTGCTACATGACGCTGATCAATGATCTTATCATTGGTTATGATTTCATTGTCACGGCGAATGATACTGTAATCCAGATTGCCGGGTCTTCGAGGTTCCCGTATATCGGAACGCCGATGTTCCAGTATAAGGAATTTCTGACCTGCTTTGGCGGCAACTACGGAACGGATCTTCAGACAACCTGGCTACTCATGCCGTATCTGGCATCCATCAATAACCTGTCGCAGGCTATCGTGAAGAATGCGGATAAGACAATGAAGATCACGTACACGCTGACGGAGCAGGAACCTACACCGAATGCGTGATGATTATGAATATGGTGCTTTATGGCGGCGGTTTCCGAAAGGAGCCGCCTATTTTAATGCGAAGGAGGGCATGGCGATGAAGGAATTTTGGAATGTGATTCAGGTTGCGTTTGCGGCTGTCGGAGGATGGCTGGGTTACTTTTTGGGAGGTTGTGACGGTTTGCTCATAGCGTTGGTGGTTTTTGTGGCTGTCGATTACGCCACGGGTGTAATGTGTGCGGTCGCGGATAAGAAGCTGTCCAGCGAAGTGGGATTCAAAGGGATTTGTCGTAAGGTGCTGATCTTCCTTTTGGTGGGAATTGCGAATGTGCTGGATGTAGAGGTGCTTAAGACCGGTTCTGTTTTAAGGACGGCAGTGATCTTCTTTTATCTGAGCAATGAAGGGATTTCACTTTTGGAGAATGCAGGGCATCTGGGCTTACCTATCCCGGAGAAGATGAAGAAGGTATTGGAGCAGCTGCATGATCGGAGTGAGAAGGAAGGTGAGGACGATGAAGTACAGTGATAAGAATAAGCCAATTGTCTGTATGATGACGCAGAGTACCTGCTATAAGGGTACGAAGAAGATGGCGGTGAAGGGTGTGCTCTGGCATAGCACCGGGGCGAATAATCCGACTCTCAGGAGATATGTGCAGCCAGATGATAATGCCGCTGACAGGGATTTGATGATCAAGCTGATAGGCAAGAACGCCTATGGGAATGACTGGAACCATAGTTCCGTGCAGGCAGGGCTTAATGCTTGGATTGGGAAGTTGGCTGACGGTAGTGTTGCAACGGTTCAGACGATGCCGTGGGATTTCAGACCGTGGGGATGCGGTTCCGGGAGCAAGGGAAGCTGCAATAATGGATGGATTCAATTCGAGATCTGTGAGGATGGGCTGAATGATGCAGAGTATTTTGCAAAGGTGTATAAGGAGGCCTGCGAACTGACGGCCTATCTCTGTCAGATGTTCGGGATTGATCCAAATGGCAGCGTGAGCATGAATGGTGTGAAGGTTCCTACAATCCTTTGCCATGCGGATTCCCATAAGCTGGGGCTTGGGAGCAATCATGGTGATGTGTTGCACTGGTTTCCTAAGTTTGGGAAGAGTATGGAGACTGTGAGAGCGGATGTGGCGGCTCTTATGGGTGCAGTGTTTCCGACGGATGACGTACCGGTTGCAGATAAGGTTGATGATCCTGAGAAGACTATCTGGGATTACCTCATGAGGAAGATCGGGAATGCTTACGGCGTTGCAGGTCTTATGGGTAATCTTTATGCTGAATCAGGACTGAGGGCGAATAATCTTCAGAACAGCTTTGAAAAGAAGCTGGGGATGGATGATGAGGCTTATACGCTTGCGGTCGATATGGGAGCGTATGGCAATTTCGTCAGAGATGGTGCTGGGTATGGTCTTGTTCAGTGGACATTTTGGAGCAGGAAGCAGGGGCTTTTTGAATTTGCTAAGTCAAAGGGCAAGAGCATCGGGGATCTTCAGATGCAGCTTGATTTCCTTTGGAAGGAACTGAAGATGAGTTATACTGCAGTGCTGACCGTGCTTCAAAATGCTGATAATGTCAGAGAGGCTTCTGATGCTGTGCTGCTTTGGTATGAGAGACCAGCGGATCAGAGCGATGCGGTTCAGGTCAAGAGAGCCGGGTACGGTGAGGGGTATTATAAGAAATACGCTTGTGGCAGCAGTGATCCGTCATCCGGGGGAATGAGTAGTGCGGATTGTCCGTTCCTTGTTAGGGTGAGGGCGACTGATCTGAGAATCAGGAAAGGTGCCGGTACCGATACGGCGTGGACAGGAAAGTATACTGGCGTGGGTGTGTTTACCATCGTTGAGGTGAAGAGCGGGAAAGGCTCCAAGGCTGGATGGGGAAGGCTGAAGAGCGGGGCTGGGTGGATAAGCCTTGATTACTGCCAGAGTGTGTAAATGAATATAATTTTGAAG